GGTCATTTGTAATTGCATTTTCTTTGAATGCGTGATGAAGACTGTCCGGCATCTTCAAGGTTACAATGGTACTCATAAGTATTACCTAATACAGTTTAAGTAGGAAGTAACCAGTCTACCCCTGAGGTAGCACCAATACAAGGGGTAAACTGAAAAGTCACTGTTTTTGATGAAAAGTCACTTTGCCATAGAAAAGGCACTGCAAAAATGTCAATGTTTATAAGGGCAGTAGCCAAAACAGTGACAAAGTGCCTTTTTTTTTCTATCAATAAATATATTATATATATATATATATATATAGGGGTATTTCTGGATATTCTGGGTTATTTCTAGTTTCTAACTAAGCCGATATAAACGTCACTTTGTCACTGTTTTGACCTAAGTCCTTGTTTCATAATAAGAAAAGGCAGTGCCTTTTTGTTTTTATTTATGAAAAACAGTGACTTTTTGGCCAAAACAGTGACTTTTCTATTTTAAGAAGGCAATCATGGCGCTTTTATCACCATGTACGCGTACTTGTTTGTTACTGAGAAGTATCTCAGGGTGTACTTTGCCACGTAATGCGAACAGTTGGTTCTCTACGCTAGTGCGCTCTTTATCGTTCATGCTTGTAGCCATAAGCTGGTTCCAAAGTAGTACAAATTTGTGTGTGTTATTCATTATTATCTCCTGTGTAAATACCCTTTGGGCGTGCCCGCCCCGTGGCCGCCACCCGAGGCGGCCACTTAAAGCGACTGGTCGAAGACCAGTCTCATTGTTTTAGAACTAAAAAGAACCCCGTACCCAAGCGTTAGCCTGGGTACGGGGTTCTGTGGTGCTAGTGCTCAGCGTTTTCCTCAGGACGCTCGGTCATAGTTTCTACGCCAGTGTTCCATGCCATGCCTTGAGCTTCGCGTGCTGTGATATCGCGATGCACTGCCTTGAAGATGTCTTCCAGGCCTGCGTTAACGCTACTGATATCATTACGAGCGAGTTTCAATGCATCAAACCATGGACGTTTGCTGGCACGTGATGCTGTTTCCAGATCGTCTGAGTACAAGCTGTCTTGCTTGCGCTCCAGCATCTTGACGAGTGCCTCGTCCATGTACCCATCAGCTGGTTCAGCCTGTGGGTCACCGAATACAGCACCTTCTACGGATGCTTGGAAGGCTGACTCAGTATCAAATAACTGAGCTTTCTGATCGATCTGTTGATCCAGATTCTTCAGGTATGCCTTCTTGTAGATAGTTAATACCTTAATGTAAGGCAGGTTGTGTGATGTACGCTTTGCGATCTCGCTTGTTGGAACTTCGTACTCAACACACATTTTCGCATGTGCTTTGGGGAGACCAAGCTTGATGAAAGGTTTCATTGCAGCTTTGCGCTCCTTTTTATCCATGCTGTTCCAATCAACGACTTCTACTGCAACTTCCTCCTTGGGAGTTGAAAGCCTGATGAAGAACTTATCAGCGATTGATTGTACTTTGCTGGGTGATGATGCATAGAATGTCATTGCCCAGTTGCTGATTGCGGCTTCTGCCTGCTTTACAGCTTTTTCATGCTTCTCGACTTCATCAATGTCGGGATGCGCTACTTCCTGTTCCTTCGCCAAGTTCTCGTGTGCATACACGAGGCGGAAGAGGAAGGTTTCCAGACCATCCTGCTTAAGGTTAAGCAGGAACGATACAGGTGTGTGAGTCTGGATGGTGGTACGTAATGCAGAATCCATAAGGATCTCCTGTGCATAATGCACGTGTGTGTTTAAATAGAGCGAAGTGCTCATAGGAACAAGAGCTTCCCAGCTATGCCGGGAAGCTCTTGTGATTTACGATCTTATTATTGTGGTGTACGGATTTGCACCGTGTGTTGGAGTGTGTCCAGTACTCTCGAGGTTAGCCATTGCTTCATGCATGTCATATTTGGTGAAGAAGAAATGTTCTTCATGACGATCTTGTTTGAGATCATAGTCATAGATCTCTACATGTATCATGTATGGAGCTGTGAATTTGATTACTTCTTGTAGGGTGTATGTTTTCATCGGTCTCTCCTACTGATTAATGCATAGCCAAAGAAGGTTGCAAGACATACATATGCATGTCTCTCTATGCGTAGATAGTGACCAGTGACAGGTGTGATTGCGCAAGTTTGTATCTTTATCAGTTTCATTCTGCCTCCGATACGAATATTGTTGTGTGTTTAACAGGTAGTGTTTCGCATGGGTGTTGACCGTGTTCGTCAACCCAAGCTACGCACTCACCTGATGGGTATGCCTCATACTTTATAGGTGTATTGAGCGCATTGAGTATTGCTGTGCCATACCAGATACTGAGACCTAGTATGGCGATGAGTAGTGCTAGTTTCATTAAGGTCTGCCTCTCCAGTAATCATGGAAGTGATGGTTTATATGCTCAGTGACTGTATTAATGGACATGAGAGTGTTACTAAGCATGAATTGTTCCAGTTCAGTGCGGGTAAAGCCTACATTTGCTCCTTCAAAATCGGCTATACCTGCGCACTTTACTAGTTTGAGTATCATCTTATGATTCTCATAGTAGTTTGGGGTTTTCATATCCACTCCTTAGTAAAGTCTTTGATTTTGGCTTTGATATCTACCTTAGGTAGGGATAGTGATGGGGTTGATTGAGTATCAAGCCAAGCCCAAAGCCTTAATGAGAGGGATACTGTGAATGACGCATATGTAGTGAGTCCCACTACATAGTTTGTTGAGACTACTGTAATCATGTATACCAAAGCACATGCAAGTATGATGTCAACATACTTACGATAGGGCAGGATGTATGCTTTGAATGGCATGAGTACGTAGAAAAGTCCAAGGCCTAATACAATGCCTGTAATCATCTGGTTGATCATGATTTGTTACTCCTGTATTTCTTGAGTTGAGCTACGAATTCTTTGCCGAAGCTACCGGGGCTGAATACCTCGAACCAATCGATGATAAGCATGGTAGCAATGAGTACAACCGCAATACCGGTAATGATTACCAAGGCTTTGAGGATGAACCACAATACGGGGGCAAGAAATGCACCGACGAAAAGAGCGATTAATGTGGACATGATGATGTACTCCAGTAAAAGAAAGAAAGACAGGTTTACAGGGGCTTGCACAGCTCTGCTGTGCGAAATACCGTAGCTACCCTTTGGGTAGCGAGGGGTTAGATTCAAACAATGTGAATTCACGAGCGCTAGCGAGTGGATGAACCAACATTAGCTGCACCCGAGCAGGGTGCATGTAGGTCTAGTTCATGAGCGTCAGCGAATGGACGTAACCGGTGTTTGGGTGGGCAAGGGGCTAGCGTAGCTAGGGGCTTGAGTTTTTATCTTGATGCGAAGCCGTAGGCGAGTATAAAACATTATGCAGGTGGTAACACCTGCATAATGGTTAGCTCGTAACATGAAAATATCCCCTGGCACCGGAGGTGCCAGGGGAACAGGTTACTTGATATGATTTGCGACGAACTCTTCGAGATCATCTGTATTTTTAGGGAAGAAAACAGTTTCGAAGTCATCCGACATAAAAGTCAGATATTCATCCAAGTCTGTATACTCACACCATGTGCCGTCAGCCCAGATGTGAACTGTGTCATCATTCTCAATAGATATAGCAGGTTCATTGATTCTTCCCGGCATGCGTACGTATTCAGGAGTGATGTTGGGATTAGGGATCTGTTTAGTTTTGAATGGGGCTTCGTACATGATAATTCTCCTAGTAAAGCGAAATGCTCACAAGAATAAGAGCTTCCTAGCTAAGCCAGGAAGCTCTTAATTCTATGCGCGGTGTATAACTGCTTTATAACCGGCAGATACGCACCGTTGGTACGCTTCTTTAGCGAGGAGCATGCTAGGGTATTTATGGGTTTCTTTCCCAACTATCAACAAGAACGCAGTAGCTTTGGTGTTGTTGGAACGTGGACGAGTAGTTGAAGATGCTCGTAACTCTTTAATTAACTCTTCCTGAGCAAATACCTGAGATTCAAGATCTACGATGCGACGTTCAAGTTCAACTTTTAACATGATGATTCTCCTAATTAAGCGAAATGCTTACTAAAACAAGAGCTTGCATGGCTCTGCCATGAAGAAACCCCTCACCGGCAAGCCGGTGAGGGATGGTTTTAACTAAGGAGTAATGCAGCAGGTACATCTGAACGAGATGCCCAGCGTGTACGTTGTCCTTTAGGTTGGGAGTAGTACGCTTTACGTTCTGCGGCGAACGTAATTAGCTTGTACAGTCCTAAGGACAATGTAGGAGCGATGAAGTTGGTAAGTACCGCCATAACAACGATTATGCCTACTATGATGCTAAGTGCAATTAGAAAGCCGGAGAAATAGGCAAACAACCCACATACGATAACGAATGCTGCTGTAGAGCCAAATGCTTTTGACCAAGCAACCTGTGCTGTATAGCCAGCTATGTAGCTCATACCCAAGGTATAAAGGAAGAGGGTGATGGTGATAATAACTAAAGTAGTCATGATGTAGCTCCGTATTAAGAATAAGAGAGAAAGAACAGTCTTACAGGGGCTTGCACGCCACCAGTCTCTATAGCACGTATAGGCTGGGTGTGTACCATCAGTGGTCCCTTGAGCGTAGCACAAGGGCTTGGTGTGGCATATACGCACACGGGTGTGTGTATATGCGTGAGTGCAGGAGCACCCTCCTGCTCGGGGTGCAGGGGCAGACAGCCCTGCTATGTGTATGCATGGGACATGCATACACCCAAGCGGTGCACATAGGGTGAGATATAACTAGTAGCTAGTCAGATGCTGCGCGCCTGCCAGTTACCAGGTACTTTTTTCTGCCTGCAGAAAAAAGTTCTCACCGGGGGCAGGGGGGCTGGGGCCCCCCTTGATTGCTATGGAACCCGAAACCCGAAGTAGGGTACGGGTTACTCCCTCGAGGAGGGGGCCCCCCAGCTCCAAACAGACCAGATTTTTTATAACCGCCCTCTGTTCTCTCTTAGTTCTCATAAAAATATAATATCCGCGCGCGTGTAGCAACATAGAACATGTGTTACATGCTTCTCTCGGACAAATACCACCCAAAAACCGTACATATTTTTCCGCGCACTTGAAAAAAGTGTAGAACATGCATAGAATCACCTACATATACACCATGTAGATTGATTATGGACGATAGAAAAGAGCTTTTCGCCTCCAATATCGCTATGGGCATGAACCAAACCACCGCTGCGCGAGCGGCAGGGTACAATGCCCAGCAGGGATCAGGTTTAATGCAGGACGACGAAGTAAGAAGCCACATAGCCCACGAAACCCGGCGCATCCAGGGCCAACTGATTATCTCCAGGAATGACGTTATCACCGGAATGATGGAAGCCATAGGAGATGCCAAGCTTTTGGGCGAGCCTATGCCCCAGATAGCCGGCTGGCGAGAAATCGGCAAGATTGTAGGCGTGTATGCTCCCGAAGAGAGAAAGATTACACTTGAAAAGGACGTTACTATCATCGAGAGGCGTGTAAAAGAGCTTTCTGATGAGAAACTGCATGAGTATGCGCTGATCGAGGGCGAGGTAATCACCGAAGAGAGTATGAATGGCACGGACGGCTAGTGAACTAGCTCGACAAGAGCTTGTCGACCGTGAAACATCCCGGCGATCACTGATCGCGTTCACAGAACGCTTCACGCCTGAGTATGTAGCCGGATGGGCCCACAAACTTATAGCGGCTAACCTGGAAAAGTTCCTCGAAGACTGCATAGCCAAGAAATCACCCCGATTAATGCTGTTCTTACCCCCCAGATTCGGTAAGTCAGTGCTAGCCAGCAAGAATTTTCCGGCCTGGGCGCTAGGACACCACCCCACACTCGAGTTTATTGTTGCGTCCTACGCAACATCCCTGCCCATGGACTTCTCGAGGTACATAAAAGGCCTTCTCGACGACCCTGCCTACCGTAGTATGTTCCCAGATACTCGCTTGGACCCGAAAGCGCAGGCCACAGATGGGTGGTACACCACTGCATCCGGATGCTATGTACCCTCAGGCGTAGGATCAGGCATAACCGGCCGGGGAGCACACTGCCTGATCATAGATGACCCCGTAAAAGATGCCGAGCAGGCGGATTCTGAGACAGTATTGGAGAAAGCATGGGACTGGTACGGCTCAACAGCCATGACCAGGGTGGCACCGGGCGGTGGCATACTGGTCATACAGACCAGGTGGTCGGACAGGGACCTGGCCGGCATGCTCCTTGCCTCACAGGCAGAGCAGGAAAAAGAGCTGCGAGAGCAGATTGTCGTGGCAGAGAACCCCCACTACTGCGAGTATCTGGAGAACGAGCTCGAGAACATCGAGCGGTGGCAGGTACTAAGCTTCCCGGCAGTAGCCACACAGACAGAGTATATAACCCCCGAGCTCCAGCTAGCCTACGAGCCCCAGCCAGGGTTTATCAAAGTAAGAGAGAAGGATCAGGCGGTGCACCCCGTTCGGTTTGACGAGGCAGCATTCAAGCGCATAAAGCGCGGCATGGCCCCCAGGCATTGGTCGGCGCTGTACCAGCAGAATCCGGTTCCGGAAGAGGGCGCATACTTCCAGAAGATCATGTACCACGAGTCGAATGTCATAAAGTACCCCGAGTTCCCTGTGCTACAAGCCTGGGACTTCGCTATCGGGCAGAAGCAGACGAACGACTGGACGGTAGGAGTGACCGGGTTCCTAGACTATGAAGGCGTACTGCACATCATCGACCTGGTACGGTTTAGGGGGAACACGTTCGAGATCGTTGATGCCATAGCCTCACAGCACCAGAAGCACCACTCAACGATAATCGGACTGGAGCAGGGGCATATATCGATGACGATAATGCCAGTACTTGAAGCAGAGCTGAAGAAACGTCGTCTACACCCTCTTGTAGATGATGAGCTGAAGACAGTATCAGATAAAGTCATGCGGGCCAGACCCTTACAGGGCATGATGCAGCGAGGTATGGTAGCATTCAAGACAGATACTCCATGGTTCCAGGATATGCGTGGCGAGATGCTCAGATTCCCGAATGCAATATATGACGACCAGGTAGATGCACTGTCTCACCTCGCCAGACTGGCGATGGACACCCCCCTCCCACAGAAAAAGAAGCGCAAAGGCCGCAAGTCGTGGAGAGATAAACTAAAACAAGCTACATACGACAAGCACAACAACCACTTACAGGCCTGATTATGGACACACAAAAGACACTGCAAGAGCAACACGACCGCTATATCTACTGCCGGGACGAAGGTCACCTGCAGTATCAGAAGAAAGCACGCCAGTGCGAGGACTTCTTCGCCGGAGACCAGTGGGATGAGGCGACGAAGCAGAAGCTCAGGAACGCCCGCCGCCCGGCGCTGACGTTGAACAAGACCCTGTCCAGTATGATGGTGCTGTTCTCAGAACAACTTAAGAACAGAGCCTCAATAAACTTCGTGCCACTGCAGAATGGAACGCAGGATACAGCGAATACGTTGAACAAGCTTTGGCTGTACACGGCCGCACGTAACAGGCTTAAATGGGTGGAGTCCCAGGTGTTCGATGACGGTGTTATAACCGGCCGAGGATATTATGACATACGCATGAACTTTGATGATAATATCATGGGAGAGGTTAAAATCCTCCCTATCAACCCCATGAACGTAATCATCGATCCGGATGCAGAACTTTATGACCCAGATGACTGGCATGACGTGTTTTACTCGAAGTGGCTGTCCCTAGATGAAATCGGGAGGATGTACGGCCAGGCAAAGAAGAAACGTGTTAAAAACACTGTCGGACACACATTCCCCCTCGGATATGACTACGCAGACTACCGCCCTGATACCTTCGGGGGCTACGAGGACGAGCGCAGCAAGCGGTATACCGAGACCATGCAGGACTACCGTAAGAGAGTCCGTGTTCTGGAAAGGCAGTACAAAGTGGAGAAGGTTCAAGATCACTTTGTAGATATGGAGACCGGCGACATGAGCGTGGTCCCACCCGACATGCCCCGCGAGAAGATCCAGGCAGTGCTCCAGGAATTCAATGTAAATATAATCAAGCGCAAGACGAATATTGTTCGGTGGACTGTAACGGCTGGCGATACGGTCTTGCACCACGAAGAGAGCCCATACAAGCACTTCACTATTGTACCGTTCTTCCCGATCTTCCGTCGCGGAACCACCATAGGTATGGTCGAGAACTTGATCGACCCTCAGGAACTGTACAACAAGGCCCGGTCCCAGGAACTGCACGTCATCAACACCTCAGCGAATTCTGGGTGGATTACCAAGCAAGGCAACGTCACGAACATGGATCGCGAAGAGCTCGAAGAGCGCGGCGCAGAATCCGGCTTGATCCTGGAAGTTGCAGATGTAAATGACACAATCAAGATCTCTCCCAATCAGATCCCCTCAGGACTTGATAGGGTCTCCCAGGTGGCCGGTGACGACCTCAAAGAGATCTCCATGGCTAGTGACTCCATGCGCGGGTTTGACCGCGAGGACGTAGCTGCTAAGGCTATACAGGCTAAGCAGCAGGTGGGTGGGAAGAACTTCGCGAAGGTGATGGACAACCTGTCGCATACCAGGAATATCCTGGCCATGCGTACCCTGGAGCTGATGCAGACGTTCTATACTACATCGCGTGAGTTCCAGATCACCGGTGAGGGCCTGAACGCACAGTCAGAGCAAGTGCAGATCAATCAAATGCAAGACCCTAATATGCCTGTAGAGGAAGGGGAAGAGCCACCACCAGAAGGTATACTGAATGACATCACTGTTGGTAAGTATGACGTTACAGTGACTACCGTGCCTGACCGTGACACCATGCAGCAAACTCAGCTCGAACAGGCCATACAGCTCAAGGAGCTGGGCGTGCCGATCCCTGATAGTATATTACTCCAGAACTCTACACTCGAGGACAAGGAGGAGATTCTCCAGGAGCTCACCGAGAAGCCTGATCCAATGCAGGAAGAGATGAAGAAGCTCGAGGTAGAGCTCAAACGCCTGGAGAATGAGAAGGCACAGGCAGAAGTGGATAAGCTGCAGTCAGAAGCAGCCCTTAACCTGGTGCGTGCGCAACGTGACTCAGAGGACGCACAGAACAAGGCAGCTGAGGATCCTAACGCCGGCAACGGTCAGGCAGAGACTGGGCCTACTCCGCTAGAGGTACAGGAAGCAGAACTCAACAAGGTTAAGACACTGCGTGAACTTGACATGAAAGAGCTTGAGATCGAGAGTAATATCGAGCTCAAGCGCGAAGAGCTGCGCCTTAAGCGAGTGGAGTCTAGTCGTAAGAACGTGACCGAGCTTAAGAAAATAGATCAGCAAGCAGATGCAGCACAACTAAGTGCCAAAGCAGCGGCACAGAAACCACAACCAGCGGAGAAAAAGAATGCCACCGGAAGCAAGTGAGAAAGAAGAGGTAGTAGATCGGGGTGACTTGGTAGATAACGACGAGGAAAACAATGAATCAGAGATTGAAGAGCAGTCCTTATCAGACGAGGAGAAGGGCGAAGCCGGAGAAGAATCCGGAGAAGAATCCGGAGAAGCAGCAGCAGACGAGTCCGAGAACACTGATGCAGATAGCGATGGAGAAGGCGCAGCTGAAGAAGATGTAGAAGATGCAGGGGAGCCCATGCTGCCCAAAGCACGCTACGACTCTGTCCAGGCACGTAACCGTGCACTCCAGGAACGTATCGATCGTATGGAGGCTGAGCGTGAAGGCCAGCTAGCTAATGCGAGAGAGAACGCAGCAGCAGTGCCTCCAGCAGAAGAAGGCGATGTATCAGTGCAGGACGAGCTGTCGGCACTGGACGATAAGATCAACGACGCCCTGTTGGATGGGGACAAAGACACTGCCTCCAAGCTGCGTAAAGAGCAGCGCGAGATGGAGCAGGACATCATGCGGCAGGAAATGTCGCACTCCAGCCAGAACGTAGCTGAGCAGGCGCGTGAGCAGGTGCGAGTGGATGCCACTGTAGATTTCCTGGAAGCCACGTACACCCAGCTTGATCCGAATGCGAAGAGCTACAAGCAGGAAACCATCGATGAGATGGAGACACTACGTGGTGCATTCCTGGCAACTGGGCAGTATACGTCTAGCCAGGCACTCCTAAAGGCAGCGAAGTACATGTTCCCTGATATGGAGGCACCTGAATCAGCTCCTGTCGCGAAATCGAAAGCTGGTGCAGTGAAGAAAGCAGTAGCAGCAGCGAATAAGCAGCCGCCTGATATCTCTGGCACAGGCGACGATGCGAGCAGTGGTGGAATCCAGGAAGAGATCAATGTCAGTAAATTGACAATGACTGACATGGAATCTCTACCAGAAGCTACACTTAAACGACTAAGAGGGGATGTCTTTTAAGGTCAGACATCAAATCTTAACGCCCCGGTGGTCCCTGCAGGCTTCCGGGGCATTTTTTATGAGGTACATATGAAACTTATAGTTAGTGAAGAGTTCCCGTCTCCAATGGCCGCATTAACTGGCAGGCCATGCACTGAGGTAGTATTTAATTTGGAGGATCTTAACGCCATGCTAAAACTATCCGACACGGCATTACGGGAAAAACTATCACACTTAACCACGCGGTTTGTCTTCCCGCCTGGAAAAACCACATAACGGCTTGACAAACTTGAGCTAAGTACTAGTATAGAACCTACGAGTGGTTACACGATACGAACCAGGGTCGTTCCCTATATAGAACGTGACTCGGGAATCCACACGATACGTGGTGCACAAGCGAACTTCCTACCGCCTACGGGAGGTAGATACCAGCTCAGCTGGTTTAAATTGTGTGCCGGCTCACCAAATGACCAGCACATGTAACTGGATTTTTTGGAGGCCAAAATGGCACAAACAAATTTTGCGGCGTTGACAGACGAGCAGAAGACTATCTGGTCCATGGACTTTTGGAAGAAGGCGCGCAACATGTCCTTCATCAATAAGTTCACCGGTACGTCTCAAGACTCTCTGTGCCAACGTATCACCGAACTGCGTAAGTCTGAAAAAGGCGCTCGCGCAGTAATCACTCTCGTTAACGATCTCGAAGGAGATGGCCGCGCGGGAGATCGTCAGTTGGAAGGTAATGAAGAAGCGATGACCTCTGAGGACATCGTGATCCAGGTTGACCAACTGCGTCATGCTAACCGGAATACCGGCCGCATGAACGACCAACGCTCTATCATTCAATTCCGTGAGCAGTCTCGTGACAAGCTGGCATACTGGATGTCTGATCGTACCGATCAGCTGGCATTCTTAACTATGGCCGGCTACAGCTACGCGCAGCACACCAATGGTGCCGCTCGTGTAGGCTCTGACCTCCCACTGCTGGACTATGCTGCTGATGTAGCTGCTCCTAGTGCAGGTCGCTTGTTCACCGTTGATACCAACGGCGGCTTGACTACCGACGCTAATACCTCAGGCACTATGGTAATCGGCAGTACTCTGACCTGGCAGACTCTGGTTGACCTGAAAGCTTATGCTCAGGAACGCTACATCCGTCCAATTCGTACCTCCGATGGTATCGAGTTCTATCATATGTTTGTTACCCCATCCACGTTGGCTGCACTCCGTAAGGACTCAGACTTCATTCAGATGGTTCGTGATGCAGGCGTACGTGGCAGTGCTAACCCACTGTTCAAGGGCGTAGATAGCATCATGGTTGACGGTATCGGTGTAAGTTCTTATCGTCACGTACCTAATACCTCTGGTCTGACCAGCACTAACAAGTGGGGCACTGCCGGCAAGGTAGAAGGCTGCTCAGCTCTGTTCTGTGGTGCTCAGTCTCTGGCTTGGGCAGATATTGGCAACGCTATCTGGGACGAAGAGATGTTCGACTATGAGAACCAAGTTGGTATCTCTGTCGGCAAGATCTGCGGCATGTTGAAGCCTCAGTTTGTTGGTAAGGAACTTGGGGGCTTGTCCTCTGGCATTACCGAAGACTTCGGCGTAATCCGTGTAGACTGTGCCACTGGCGCAGGCTCTGACACTTAATAGGAGGCTGAAATGGCTTTAATTGCAAACACACTTAACGTACGTGCTAATGGTGTCACGCGTAAGCTGGTAGCGTCTGGCGACGTAACCCACGCTGACACTGGCGCAGCATCTGATGATGTGGTTCTGTTCGAACTGCCTGCGGGATCAGTCATTACTGGCACTCACGCACACATCACAACCGCATATGACGGCACCACTCCTACCCTCGCGATTGAAGTATTGAATCTCGATGGCTCGGATCTGACTTCCGCTGTTGTGCTGGATGCTGACGTAGACGCTGACGCTCTTGGTCGTACTTCTACTTACGATGTTATGCCTGTTGCTACTGTTGCTGCTACCGTTGTTACGGTAAAAAATACCGTAGCAGATAGCACTGTAGGTGCAGCTACCATCGATGTTGAGTACTACATCCAAGGCCGCTCTGATGAGAATAACGGCTAAATAATCGGCCCCCTTCGGGGGGCCTTTTTACAGGAGCGCTCTATGGGTAAATTTATTGGCAAGCCTCTTGCTGATTATGCTGATATGGGAGAAGTAGCAGCGGCCAACGATTTGGTTGTTGTGTACAACGTATCAACTGACGCAGAAGAAGCAGCAACGATCTCACAGATCACTAGCGCAGTTTCTGAAGGAATTTCAGTCACACACCGTATTGATTGTGTTGACGAGACAACCAGTCTGACCGTAGCTACTGTAGCTACGTTTCGCATGCCGCACGCTTTTACACTGACCGGAGTTCGTGCAAGCCTCACTTCAGTAGCTTCTGGAGCTGACTTGATTGTTGATATTCAAGAGGGTGGAGTCACCGTACTCAGCACCCTACTGTCTATCGATGCTAATACACTGACTAGTACCACCGCTACAACCCCAGCCGTTATTTCAGACGCAGCTCTGGCTGATGATGCTGAGATTACTATTGATGTTACTCAGATTGGGTCCGGCAATGCAGGCGCAGGTTTGAAGGTAACTCTTATCGGACTGGTAGCGTGACAGAGTCGTGGCCAGTAACGTAATATCAAGAACCTCGGTAGAGGTAAACATTGAGTGGGATAAAGGGAGCACCTTCCGGCACCCATTCACATGGACCACTGGGCCTGATGAAAATGATCAGACCCCCGTAGACTTGTCCGGCGCAACAGCCGCCATGCACATTAATGACCCTGACACAGGGATTCAGCTTTTAGAGCTAACAACAGAGAATGGCGGCATTGATTTAGAGCCAGTTTCTTACTCGCCAAATGAGACCGGCGTCATTGAGGTGTACATCTCAGCGACTGTCCTGGCCGCATTCCTCTGGACTATAGGACTTTACGACCTGGAGATCTACCTAGCGAATGGAGACACTCGTAAGCTTGTGCGGGGGTCCTTTGTCTTATTTGAAGAACAGACAGTCTAATGCCAGTAGATACAGTCACGTTCTGCGGCGTCGAAACCCAGATAGTAACCACTGGCGAGGATGGTACCTATGTAGGTATCGTGGAGTCGACCTGTGACACAGTCCAGGTTACTAATACAGATGCAATTCGAACAGTTGATCAGCAGCTTGATGTTGTTACTATCGGCACACAAGGCCCACCTGGTATCGCGGCTAATGCTGGATGGACGTACATCCAAGAAGCAACCCCCACAGGCTCAGACAGTGAAACTTGGTACCAACCAAGCGCTGGGTATGGTTACGTGTACTTAGGGCCGTTGGCTATGTGGAAAAGAATTATTTTAGAAAACATGCTCGCAGATGCGAACGATCACAGCTTAGATGCTAATGGAGGATATTACTAGTGGCTATTCCAGTCAGAATTAAACGGTCGAATACTAACGGTACCCCAGCCTCTCTGCTGGAAGGTGAGTTAGCATTCTCAAATGATTACCTAACTCACACGGGTGATGGTAGCTTATACATCGGCGCAGATGATGACGGTGGTGGCGTAGTAGTTCGGAAGATAGGCGGCACTGACGTATTCCAAGCGCTGTTTGAGACTATCACCTGTGATACAGGATCGTTTGCAGCAGATAGCGCCACTAATATATTAGAGGTTCTGGGTGGTACTGGCGTCAGCACAGTTGCAACAGATGCAGCGGGTACTACAACTGTAACCATTACTAACGATTCACCCAATGTAGCTCAGGATTTGTTTGCCACGATCACCGGCGATACAGGATCGTTCACAGCTGACGGAGCGACTAATGTCCTTGCGATTCTTGGGGCTGGAGACATCAGCACCGTTATTACAGACGCAGTAGGCACTACCACCTGTACCATCTCCTATACAGGCACAGGACAGCCTGACCAGAACTTGTTTGAAACCATTACCGGTGACTCTGGAACATTCCCTGCGAGTGGCACAACAGACACACTGGAAGTTCTTGGCGGGACAGGCATCAGTACAGCGGTTACTGACTCTACTTCCACGACCACAATAACAGTCACAAACGATGATCCCAACGTGGATCAGAACCTGTTCAGTCAGATTGATGCTGATGTGGGTACCACAGTAAGTGCTGATGGAACCACTAACATCCTGTCTCTGCTGGGCGGAACAGATATACAGACAACTGTATCTGATGTAGCGGGCACAACAACCGTAACCTTTGACTACAACGGCGCAGCAGATCCAGATCAGAACCTGTTCGAGATCATCGGGGGTGACACTGGGACCGACGTAACCGCAGCCACCGCAAGCGACAAGCTGGATATTGTAGGTGCTGGCTTGATCACTACTACTGTAAGTGATTCCGGAACAACCACAACACTGTCCATCGCGACTACAGCCACCGGTGATCAGAACCTGTTTGATACCATCGGAGCAGACACCGGCGTTGATGTCGATGCTGGGGGCACTAGTGACAGGTTAGATATTACAGGCGGCACTGGTATTACAACCACCGTGTCTGACACTGGTACGACCACAACTGTTGATATCGTCAACGACTCACCTAACATAGTCCAGGACGCGTTTACTACAGTTGACTGTCCTAACGGCACTGATCCTGTGGCGAACGGTAATGCTGATACTTTGCAGTTCTTGGATGGTACGGACATCACTATCACAGGTAATGTAACAGCGGATTCTGTGACCATAGCCTACACAGGCGCAGCAGAAGCTAACCAAGACGTCTTTGGCATTGTAACTGGAAACTCTGGCACAGCTACTGCTGATGCCACTGTCGATACAATCGCTATTACTGGTACAGGCCTGATCAGTACCACAGCAACTGCAGGAGCCTCAGCGGCACTGTCTATATCAACAACTGCCGAAGCAAACGTAGACGCCTTTGGCGTTGTTACTGGTGATACAGGCTCAGCCTCTGCGGACGGTGATGGCGATACTGTCAACTTCGCTGGCGGAATGGGCATTGTCACACTAGCGAGTGAAGAGCCAGATGACTTAGACATTGCGATATCTCCCACTAAGACAGTTACTATAACAACTGGTACTTGGGACTTTACCGATGCCAGCTCAACCTTAACATCACGTACCCCAACAGCAGATGCTGAGGTGGCTACAAAATCGTACGTGGATGCTGTGGCGCAGGGCCTTGACACTAAGGAATCAGTAGTCTTTGCCTCAACTGCGGATCTATCTGGGACTTATAGCTCTACCGGCGGCGCAAGCGCTCGCGGCCAGTTTACTGCCATGTCAGATGTTCCTATTGACGGCGTAACTCTGACTCAAGGTGATCGTCTCTTACTCAAAGACCAGACTGGGTCTGGTGCAGAGAATGGCATCTGGGTAATTACTACTCTCGGCACCGGTGGTAATGGCGTCTGGGATAGAGCAACTGACTTTGATGAAGACTCAGAAGTAACTTCAGCAGCATTTGTTTTCGTAGAAGAAGGAACAGCAAACGGCAACACAGGCTGGACCCTGACTACTAATGACCCAATCATTATTGGGGGTGCCTCTGGCACTGTACTGGTCTGGGCACAGTTCTCCGGAGCAGGCACGTATATAGCAGGTGTTGGCCTCGACTTAAACGGAAGCACCTTCAATGTATATGGAGGCCAATCGGGCCAAGTATTGGTGGGGGATACAGTTACTACCAATGCAGCTTGGGGGGCACTACCCCTTGCAAACACAAACTCTGTATCAGGCATCTTACCCGGTTCTCATGGTGGTACTGGTATA